TTTGGTTCTGTATTTGTCAATATTTAGTTTATCTAAAGAATAGTTTGGATCAAAAAAACCTGGCCCATTTCCAACAGTAGGCATACCAATAGAGTCATATCCTGGGCCACTTTTACCGCCACCTAAATCACCAAAGATGTTTCTTAGTGGAGGCATCTTGTCTCTTCTGCCACCAGGTATTGTTACGCCACCGATACCAGTTCCAAAAAAGCTAGGGTCATCAGGTTCTTTGTATACAGGTGGAGGTGGAGGTGGTGTTCCGTTTAAGTCTGCTTGTGTAAATCCTTGTGGCATTGCGGATGAATAACTTACACCTGGTGCAATCATGCCAGGTACGTTTTGGCCACCAGCTATTGATTGGGCATAGTTTAATCCACTTGAAAAAGGAGATACTGTTGTTGGTATAGCAAATCCACCATTAGGAATATTGTAACTACCACTACCCTTGTTACCTGCAAATTGATTTAGAATATCAATCGTTCCTTGGTAGCCTCCAGGTTGATCGACTATAGGTGTTAGGTCGCCTAATGCTGCGATATATTCTTCTGGGTCAAATGCTATTGTCATAATTATTTCCTAGTTAGCTATTAGTTTATCAATTTTTTCGTCTAATTTGTCTAATCTGTCGAAAATTCTTTGCATGTCTAAATGGAGGTCTTGTTTGGTTGCGTAGCGTGTTGGGATTTCTTCTCTGGTTTTATTAACAAGTATTTCAACTCGTTTAACATCTGCCGCGTTAGTACGGATACTATAGATAATAGGAACATACACCAATGTAATAATTGCGTTCCAAAATAAAATAGGGTTGTCCATTAATAACTCCAAATGTGCGGTCTTGGTCTGTTTGGTTTTTCTTCTGAAATATCTAAGTGTATAAATCGAGAGTCGCCTTTTTGGTTTACGCCAATACCAGTAAATCCATAATCTCTAGCTTTCGATACTATTTGTAGAGCTTTATCTCCTCTTACATATATATCAGCTGCTAGGCCTTCTGCATGAGTTCCTGGAGTTTTCTTCTTTGCTTCTATTGGGTGGTCTTCACACCTGTACCCAGAAGTTATAATAAAGGGAAAACCCAGCTCTGTTCTTAGTGATTGTAACTTATTTATTAGTTCATGTGAAATACCATTTTTACCACAGTGTTTGCAAGAAAACTCTTCTTCTTTAAAGTTTACCCAAGACATTATTTCCCTACGCCTTTGACCCTTTCGTATGATCTTAGTCCACCAAGACCAAGCATACCCATGAGTACGGGTAGCATAGTTGATGTATCTGCTTGTGGTACGACAATACCAAATGGAGCAGCGAGTGGACTGATTAAAAAGTTTACAGCAAAACCACATACACAAATCCATGCTGTAGCTGGTCGCCATGATGATTGAAACCAGTCGCCTTTAGCATCAAGTTTGTTTACTTCTATTTGTGCTTTAGCAATTTCGTGAACGTGCTTTTCAGACATGGTTGCAATTTCATGTGCAATCTTTTGCTTTGTGTCTGCATCTGGAATGAACTTATCAAGAAGTTCGCTTACTGGTTTTATTAGTTTTTCTATCATTTTTATTTTTATATAGTTGTTGTATTTTAGCCAAAGAATTAACTGTCTGTTTTCTTTGTTTCTTTGTTTTTGTATTCATACAAATGCTTGTTAAGTTTTTCTGCTTTTCTTTTAAAAGACCATTCTAAAAATTTACCAAGTAAGTAAGACAATCTACTTTTAAGACCTAGCTTTTTTCTTAGCTGTTTTACTTAACTCGTTAAAATGAAATAACTTCACGCTTGTTGAGGTGTGAGATTTATTTGAATGTAAACTACCATTAGGCATTTTGTGCATATTACCTTTGTGTTCAGTTCCATCTCTTTTGTAATGTTTAACACCTTTCATTATTTTTTCTTCTTCTTAGGAAAACCAGCTTTCATATTTGCGTAGGCTTTCTTAGTGATAGTAGATTTCTTTTTAGTTCTACTTGTTTTATTTTTCTTTCTGTTATTTATATTTGCATATAGTGACATAGTATCTCCTTACCATTTTACTTTGTCTGCCCAGTAAGCAGCAGACAGTTTACCTTTAGAAATATTTTTGGCGTGTCTTGCCTTGAATGATTTCTTCCTTGCTTTATCTTTAGCGGTCATTGGATTTTTACCAGCACCGCTAACGCCTTGTTGACCAAAGCGAATAAGTTTTATGACATCGCCAACCTTTGCTAGAACAGCGTGTGATTTAGTTTTATGACTAGGTGTTCTCTTGGGTTTGTTATAACCAGAGAATCTTTCGCCTCTATAAGTTATTGCCATAGTTAGTGTATTAAAGTTACTTTAGAAGATATTAATTCAGAGTCGTGTGGTATCTGTAAAAATATCCTTGCCACTCTTTTTGCTTCTTCCAGGCTCTTAGCTTTTATGTCCGATCCAACATAGATAAAATCTCCGTCAAGAAATTCTAAGTCGTAAATCTTATCCGATTGGTGGGTTATTGCCATTAGTAAACATTCCCTGCGATTGGTTTTTTGCTACCTGTCTAATCGCTTCTCTATCTCTTTCCATGATTGCATTTATTTCTGCAACATTAATTTGTGCGCCATACTTAGCTTGTAGTTCTGCAATCTTCAGTTTTAAGTCAGCTTCATGTTCATCACGGTTTCTGTCGTCATCCATAATGATTTTCATTCTATCTGTCTCTGCATCAATGATAGCTTTTTGTGCTAAGTTCTGTGCCTTCATTGCTTCTGCTTGTGCCAACATTTCTGCTGGATCAGGTTTAGGCGGTTCTTGCGGTTGCGGAGGCATAGGCGGTATTGTTGTATTTATAAATGTTGTTGCATCTTTAAATCCAGCCATTTCAATCATTTTAGTTAGAGTGTTTGCATACTGCTGTAAATTAACCAAAGGATTGTTAGGGCCTAATGTTTGTAATATTTGTTCTTGCTTTTGCGCCATAGTTGTTAAGACTTGGAACTTTTCTTCGTCAGAGTTTTTAGAAATACCAACATTAATTACCATGTCTTTGTCAGCATCCCAATACCTAGGATCAATAGGAATAAACTCGTTGTTAAGTCTCATCATGTCTTGACCTTCTTGGTGTTTAATAACAAGCGAGTTTACAAGTTTAAATAAATCTTTCATTCCGTCAGCAAAGTGACGACAGATAAGTTCTACTCTTCCTTGTGCGCCAGACATTGTTGCCGATACTGCTGCTGAAGTAGTTGATTGTAATGCTTCTGCGTTTAGTCCAGCGGAAGCCTTAGAAACGCCTGTACGGTTTTCTTTTGCTTCGTCTAAGTAAGACAATACTGGGAAGGCTTCTTTACCAACAAAAGGAACAGAGAAAGGCTGAACCATTCCTGGCGCTCTCATTCTTATTGGTTGTCCTATATCAGTATTAAGAACGTCATCAATGTTGACTTGTCCTTCTACTATACCCATTCTCGGGAAGATGGCGTGGCCTAGACTATCAAGGGTATCTCTCATTATCTGAGATTTAGCAGCTTGAATAGGCATCAAGTAGTCCGCAGGGCATGAGCCAATGGAGGTATGTGGCTCTGGATCGGGACAGAAGAGTGTAATAGGTAAATCATCCCAGGGTGTTGAATTAACAATATTTAATCCATTCCCTACAGTGCATACTCTAATCCTTTCATCTATACCATCACCATCTAAATCATAAAAAACATAATGCTCTATATAAAGAACATTTTTACTATTGTTGTCTGCTCTATCAACACCAGTAAAATCTGCGTATGGGTTTCTTGCTTGTTCTAGGTCGTATGAATCTTCATCAACCGCACTACCAGAACCAGCGAACTCTTCCATTTGTTCTTTGTCATAACCCATAGCAACTAAGTCACTTACAGTCTTAACCATTCTGTGTGCAACGTATGGAGAAGTATTTAAGTCTCTAGCGTGTCTTGAAATTAATACTTCTTCTGTTGGTACTGCTTCGATTACCACTTGGTCTTTAGGCTTAATTCTTCTAATTTTGACATCGTAACTAACTGGAGTTTCTTGTGTCATCTCTTCGCCATTTTCAGGATTCATAAATGTCATGCTTTGCATTTCAATTTTTTCTTCAATGACTTCTACGTTAGGGTCAAGTGTTAGAGCTTGATAGGCTTCTGGAGAAATGTCTGTATATTCGTGAGTTGATGCGGTAATGCTGTCATCCCAGTAGGCTTTTACAAAACCAGTTTTTCTAATAAGCGCATCTTTAAACGCATCATATAAAACTTTGAAGCCTGGGTTTTTTTGCTGGATGACATAGTTAATGTAATCTGTTTGTTGTTTGGCTAGTTGTATGTCTTCTGGGCCATGAGGTATAAACTCTACTATCTTAGTAGTACCAAAAAATGTACGCATGATGGAAGGCAGCATGAATAACACGCTGTCTCTAACGTCTGTTGATACAAACTCTGATTGCATAGAGCTTTGTGATGTTGGAGCGTTTCCAAGATAGTAGTCAGTAGCGTCAGCCCTGTCCTGGTCTATCTGGTCGATAAAGTCTTTAGCGTCATCCATTTCGGACTTAAGTACGCCTTGTAGTTCTTCTTCATTGTAAGAATCTTCTACTTGTAACTCTTCGATTGCTTGATCTGTGTCGTATTCCATAAATTTATCCCACTCTGATTATTCTTGATGTCAAGGGTTTCTTGAAATTATACCCTAAAAAGTTCTCGCCACCACTAAAACTTGCAGCGGAACTTGCCATGGTTAGTGCAAGTGCGTCAGCTTTATCTGGAGACTTAATACCTCTTTTTTTCATTTCGTCTTTAGACTCTATTTTTATTTTTCCAGTTGATGTATATTTATAACTAGGCGCTGCCAATTCCGATACAAGCTCATCATCATTAGGAAGACGGCAATTACGCAGCGCCAACCAATCCTTGATTGCAAACCATAATTCAGCTCGTAAGTTTAAATAGTTTTTCCTAGTAGATGGTGATTCAGAAACATTAACTCCTCTTACTGGTAAGTTCTGTTCAGCTAGTCTATCTACAACACCACTACCAAGACCAATTACGTCTATAAGTATTTCTTGTGGTTGTTCTACGACTGTACTGTCGTCATATAAGTTTTTAACTGCACCGCATAATTGCATTAAATCCATCGATTTGAAAGTCTTAATTTCAAGAACTGTATTACCTTGTCTTATACATAGTGCAGAATTATCTCCACCAAACCTTGCAACGTCTAATCCCCAAACAATAGGTGATTTAGTTGTTAGTGCCACGTCCCTGTCGACAGCATTTCTTGCTAGTTCCATTGGTATGACTGAATCATCGTCAGCGTTAGGGAATTCGCCTCTAACTTCTACTCTGGCTACAGTAGAATCTTCTCCGTATTGTTCGAGCATGGTTTGGAATAGTTTTTGGTCAGTACCTTCGACTGTGCGTGAGTCTATTTGTTCTAAGTTCCAGAACTTACGTTTGGATGTAAAACTCTCGTAGAAAGGCCCTGTGTTTCTTCTAGGGTTAGAAAAAGTAAACCAGAAACGATTTTCGGTTGGCTCTGTAAAGAAACCTTCGGAGACAGAATAGATGGGTGCGGGAATACCTGATGCCTCGTCCATAATTAGGCAAACTCCGTAGGATGAGTGAATACCAGCAAAAGCATCTGGGTTCTCTTCACTCCATAACTGCGCCTGGGCGTAGTAGTAACCTGTATCTATTTTTAAGTCTCTTTTGAGTGCTTCTTCAAACCAACCATCTGGTTTTATGGTTGTAGCAGTTTTAGTAAACCAATGGCTGTTTATAGAAAGTGTTAGCCACTTACCTAGTTCCGCCCATGTTCTTGATCGCAGCTGTTGTTCGGTGTTAGCAGTAACAATAGTGGTTGATCCAAGTCTGGTTGACAGCATCCATAATATTAACCATGAAACAAGGGCGGACTTTCCTATTCCACGACCTGAAGCTACAGCAAGTCTAAACATCTCTGGATTAATTTCGCCTTTATTTCTTTGTATGTTTATTGATAATTTTTTTAAAACATTTTTTTGCCACTCTCTTGGGCCTGTAAAGTCTTCGAGGGGGGTGTCCTTCTGTCCCCACGGGAAGATAAACATAACAAAGTTGTATGGATCGTCAGAAACGTGAGGCGACCAAACTTCGGTCATTAGTTGTTGTTCAGCTTCAGCTCCGTATTTCATATATTTACCAAAATTATAAATAATAAAAAATTACCAAGTCCAGCTATGGTTGTTATTTCTATTATTCCTTTTATTACCTCTTTCATATTCTACTCAAAAAAATTAAAAAAAATTAGCGCAACAGTTACACATACAATACCCGTGCGAAAAAATGTAAGGGGGGGGTCAATCGTTTTAAATCGGAGCATGTGATTTGTCAGATTGTGGGCAACCCTTACTGATAGCTAAGCTATCCGCCCTTATTATCATCGTTCTTTATGTCTTCTTGGTCATCTACCAGTTGTCCCGAGCCTGTAGACGTTGATTTAACAGCGTTTATAATCTTAGGCTTTTTAATATCCGTCATCTGTCCGCCAAGTCTATCTTTTGCACCAGATAGAACATCATTTAAATTTATAGTTGCGTGGACATTTTCCACACGATCCTTCCAGGTCTTTGGGTCTTGGTTCTTTAGATAAAATATCTGGGCGGTCACGTTGCCATCAGTTGCCGAAGTGAACAAGGAGTTTGTAACCTGTGCCAGTCCTTTGGCTTGACCCCTTTTTAAAGCACCCTCAAAATCAGCAGAGCGTTTTCTATTCCTGTCTATGGTGTCCCATGAAACGCCCATAGCTCGTGCAATTTGAGAAGTGCCAAGACCTCTTGCAGCTAAGTTTTCTACTTGCTCTAAATCTAATTCAATACGTTTTCTACCAGCTTTTTTAGGTGGTTTATTGTCGTTTTTAGTCAAAAATTGCTCCATAATTGAATTTTTTTTATGCTCCTAAGACCCCTATAATACAACATTCCTCATAAAAACCCTAAGTTTTTTTAGCTAACTACTTGATATATAAGTACATTTAGGTATCATTGAGG